TACTTTTTCTACAAGTTGTTCCCCAATATAAGGAAGAACTTCCTCCTGGAACACTTGATTTTCTATTGCTGCTTGACCAGGTGTCGGATTATAAAACCGATGCCCATGCTTGGCACCCAACATGATCGCAGCTCGAGAAGCGTAATTGATAATCACTCAATCCACTCCTCACCACAGACACACATACAATGATGAATGTCTTTTTCTTGAATGTGAAACTTCTCCACGTTGTCAGAAGATTTACATTTAGGACACATTGAAATCACTTAACGTTGTACTTCAAATTGTCAATTCCCATGAGAACCAGGTAAGTGACACCAGCGATAACTATTCGTTTCCCTGCTCTTTTCGAGTCTCGCTTAACTTTTGTAACGAGAATCTTAGAACCTTTACGTCCGCCACGATAAGCATATCGAACAATACGGCGGCCTCGCTTAAACTTCTTACCAAGTTTGTAAGCCATCAAAAGCACACACCTGAGACTTTTGTCAGGAGGAGATCACTAACACCAAGGAGATGGAGTAATCCTATCGCAAGTAAATACTCTATTCGATTATTCCTTACGTGGTTGAGAACGGATGCGGTAGTGACCGCCTCCTTGACAACTTCTGATTCAATAGGTGGTGGATTCAAACGAATCACTGCCCCATTGGTATAGCGGCTACGCCTTTGTATTTTCCAGCCATCACATTTACTCTAATGAGAATCTGTGGTGGTGTTGCTGCTTCACCAGTAGAGGTTCTAGCATCAGTCCAAAACTTAATCAAACCGCATTGAGCCACGAACGACGTTAAAACCGCATTCGGACTTCCATTAAATGCTGCAGACAATTCAGTAATTACTGGAACTGGTGCATTAGCCGGACCACCTGGATAATTATCCAAATTATAAGGTGGATCATCGTTCTCAAGTTCGATAACGTCGGCAAGTTCAGGTTCTTGAGAACCACTGTCTGTCAATAAATTGAAGAACGACGTCGACATTCCAGCAGGAACGTTAGGATTATCGGCATGAACAGTGGCTCGAGAATCTTGATAGGCTTTAACCAAACCTACACTATCCAAAGCACCAGGGATTCCGACATCATCTCCAAGCAGATGAGCAAATGTCTGATCAGCCAATATCGGCTGACCGGTGACTGGATCTACAACATGCTGTGGCATAACGTATTGAGTATATCCCCATTGACCAGGTAAGTAAGGATTACCTGCAGCGTCAAGAGGGTCTAAGTTTCCAGTGGCAAAATGTTGCCCATCCATGTAAACTTTGTAATCTGCCCATTTTCCCTTGACTGACGGATTGTCTTCGAGCACCAATTGTTGCATCTCATTCCAAAGTGCTTCACCCTTCGTATGGGCATTATGAACCGGCCATGAATCTCCGGCTGTCGCCGCTGCAATGTTTACAACATCATAAGCAGCTGAAGGAGTGAATAAATAATCAACAGATTCTATTCCTAAAACATGGCCTTGTCTGAAGAGTTTTCGATTCACCATAGATAAATCCTTGAAGAGATCGATAAACACTGGATTGTTAGCATCAGATCCAGCAGGAATGACATATGTCAATGTCCTAACCGCTTTCGTAACGGAAGTCGTTTTACTGCGCTTTTTATTTCGGGCCATGGGCCCATGGGAGAGTAGACGGTATATAGTTCTACTTCACCCACCCCTCTCCCTAGCGAACTACTAACGTAGCCGGTCACCGTGATGCATGCACCAGGATTCCCATCTTCACTACCTACTCCACCGAAGGTGACGGTTTAAGAATTAGTGACACAAGATGTGTAACAATTAGTCTATTTCGTCCAATTCAGAACTATTCCAAGTGTAGTTCGGATTGTAGATTCTCCAAGAGAACTCTATTTGACGACCCTGCGGAGCTGAAGGCTTCGCCTTCTTTTTACAACAGGACATACGACACTTGATCGTTGTCCGGTTTCTATTGAGACATTTAGGTTTCATTCTTCCTCGTCCTCTTTACATTCAGGACATTCACGAAGTCCGAGTTGACAGAGATATCTGTGTGCGACGCAAAGTTTCATCGCCAACACCCACAATAATCATATCCACAGTTAATACAACGTGTGGCGTGCTCGTATTGAGAAGATTCAATCCGGGTATTGTTCTCAGGCATAGCCCGAGTTTAGACAGGGGGATATTAATCCTTTGTCAAATAATCAACGGTTTGATACACATCGTATACAACCATTCCCCAACCCACGACAGGTAAACCATGACCAAGAATCCGCCCAACTGTAGTTAACGGCTTCTTTCGTGCGACGTAGTAAAGACCTGACATAATAATTTCTTTACCTACTTTTTCTACAAGTTGTTCCCCAATATAAGGAAGAACTTCCTCCTGGAACACTTGATTTTCTATTGCTGCTTGACCAGGTGTCGGATTATAAAACCG